ACTTAGAATTTTTTCTGAAAAAAATTTTAAAGATGCTACTATTGTAGGAAAAGAAAATGATTCTTTAGTTAATAAAAATACAAGAAACGCTAAAAATTATAATTTAACTCAAAATAAAAATATTACAGAAACTCAATGGTTTAATTTTATTTGTTATAATATAAAAAATAAAATTAATGAATATTGTCAAGAAACAAAAGTTTCTGTTAATTTACATAAAGTAATAGAAGTAAGTATTTTAAAGTATGAAGAAGGAGGTTTTTATAAAGTTCATCATGATAATAATGCTGTAGCAGCACCTAGAGAATTTTCTGTAATAATTTTCTTAAATAATGATTATGAAGGTGGAAGTCTGTTTTTTTATGAACCAGATGGAAAAACAAAAATTAAAGAAGTTAAACCAGAGGTTGGAAAATTTGTAATTTGGCCTAGTAATTACTTGTTTCCACATGCAGCACAAACAGTAACTAAGGGAACTAGATTTGTTATAGTATCATGGGTGAATTGAATAAATTTATTTACATAAAAGATATTTTATCTTCTTCTGAAATTAATTTACTGTGGAATTATGCAAAAATATTTCATAGAAATAACAGTAATAATTTTGATACAGAACAAACTCAACTTGGGGAAACAAGATGTTATGGTTCAGAAATTACTGATGCTTTATTGCTAACAAAACAAAAAATAATTGAAGATAAATTAAAAACACAACTTCTTCCAGCCTATACGTATTGGAGACTTTACACAAAATTTTCTTCACTTAGTCCACACACCGACAGAGAATCATGTGAGTACACTGTGAGTATAACTGTGAGTCAAGATAAAACTTGGCCTTTATTTATTGATGGAGAAGAAGTAATTATTGAAAAAGGGGATGGTCTTTTATATCAAGGATCTAAATTTAAACATTGGAGAAATGAGTATGATGGTGATCATGCCTTTCAAATATTTCTACATTATGTTAAAAAGGATGGTAAATTTAAAAATTATATTTACGACAGAAGGAATTATTTAGGTCAACATGAAATTTAATTTTGATAAAGATATGATGCAAATTCACTTCAGTGAAGATGAATTAAAAATTATGAATGATAAAAAATGTCTTGAATTAGACTTAAAAAATTCAAAGCATTTTATTAATGTGTTATCTAGAGTAGTAGGTGAATTTCATAGAAAAATAGTTGAAAAAGATCCTTCTTTGGGAAATCTTTTAACCTATGATAATACTGAGATAGAATCTAAATAAGCCTTAACTTTAAATAGAATAGAATATAAGGTATAATGAGCCATGCCATTAACAAATGTACAAATAAGGCCTGGATTTAATAAACAAGTTACTCAAGTTGGTGCTGAAGGGCAGTGGACAGATGGTGACTTTGTAAGGTTTAGATATGGATTACCTGAAAAAATAGGTGGATGGCAACAAATTACTTCTCAAACATTAGTCGGAGCTGTTAGAGATCAACATGTATGGGCAGACTTAGACGGAAGAAGATATGCAGCCTTAGGTACAAACAGAGGTTTATTTATTTATTATGAAGGTGGATTCTTTGACATAACACCTTTAGATACAGCTATCACAGGAGCTACTTTTGATACTACAAATACTTCAGCAACAGTCACAGTCAATAAAACAGCACACGATTTATTAGTTGGCGATTTATTTACATTTACTTCTGTAACTCCACCTTCAGGTGCAGGATATGTAGCAGCAGATTTTGAAACAAATACTTTTGAAGTTGTATCCGTTCCTACAAACGATACTTTTACAATAACAATGGCTTCAGCTGCATCAGCAACTACTTCCGCTAGTGGTTCTGCAACAATAAATCCTTATGTCAAAGTTGGCCCATTGACAGTTGCTGCTGGATACGGTTGGGGAACATCGTCTTGGGGTGGATCTTCTTCTGTAATTCAAACTTTAAATGGTGCTTTACTTGATGACACGAATGGAACTGGAGGAGTTGGAACATCTATAACACTTAATTCTGTGGCTGGATTACCAACAAGCGGAACTATTAAAGTAGGGGCAGAATTTATTTCTTATACAGGTATTTCTGGAAATGATTTAACAGGTATTACAAGAGATGTTTCTGGAACAAGATCAGCTCATTCTGATGGTGCGTCTGTAGAGTATTTTACTGCTTGGGGACAAGCTTCAATTACAGGATCTGTTACTTTAGAACCTGCATCATGGTCGTTAGATAATTGGGGACAAAAATTAATAGCTACCATAAAAAACGGAAAAACATTTGAATGGGATCCAATTAACACTTCAGCTTCAGCATTACAAACTAGAGCTACTGTTGTAAGTGGAGCTCCTACAAATTCAGTTATGTCTATTGTTTCAGAAAGAGATAGACATCTTATTATGTTAGGAACTGAAACAACTATAGGCACAGCAAATACTCAAGATAGAATGTTTATTAGATTTTCTGATCAAGAAAGTATTAGTGACTACACACCTACTTCAGTAAATACGGCAGGTACATTTAGACTAGATTCTGGTATTAAAATTGTAGGTGCTGTAAAAGCAAAAGATTATATTTTAATACTTACGGATACATCTGCTTACGTTATGCAATTTGTAGGGCCTCCATTTACTTTTTCAATAAGACAAGTAGGAAGTAATTGTGGTTTAATTGGACAACATGCATTAACATACGCTAACGGAGCTGTTTGGTGGATGGGCCAAGCAGGAGGATTCTTTGTTTATGATGGTACAGTTAAATCAGTTCCATGTTTAGTAGAAGATTTCGTATTTACAAATAAAGGAGATAACTTAGGTATTAACTATACAAACGGTGAAATAATTTACTCAAGTATAAATCATCTTTATGAAGAAATATCTTGGTTTTATCCTAAAAACGGATCAGACAATATAGATAGAGTAGTAACTTATAATTTTGCAGAACAAGTTTGGACAACAGGATCATTAGCAAGAACGACATGGGCAGATGCAACATTATACGATAATCCATATGCTACAGAATACAATTCATCAGGAACTCCTTCGTTTCCAACTATTCAAGGCGTTTCAAATTTAAATGGTGCTACTACTTATTATGCTCACGAAATTGGTAATAATGAAGTAGACTCTGCAGGTAATAAAACAGCAATTCCTGCATTTATACAATCTGGAGATTTTGATTTATCAACTGGAGGCGATGGTCAATTTTTCATGAGCATGAGAAGATTTGTACCCGACTTTAAATTACTAACTGGAGATGCTCAAGTGACAATAAATTTAAGACGTTACCCGTCAGCAACTTCAAGCTCCTCGCCCCTCGGCCCTTTTACAATTAATAATTCGACAGAGAAAGTTGATACAAGAGCAAGATCAAGATTTGCTAATTTAAAAATTGCAAATACATCAACAGATCAAAATTGGAGATTTGGAACTTTTAGAGCAGATGTACAACCTGATGGAATGAGATAATGGCAAAAGTAAATGTAAATATTCCAGAACCTACACCAGTATATACTGAAGAAAACCAAAGACAAATAGCTCAAGCAATTCGTACAGTTAAAGATCAATTAAACACAACATTTCAAGAAGAGCTCAAACAACAGGTAGAAAGACAAACTTGGTTTTTAAGTAGAGGAGGTTGTTAGTGTCTCAAGGATGTAACAACGTCAATGTAGAACCAACTGTAATTGGTGGCGGAGATGGCTCTACTGCTTATGATGCATTTGGAAGATTAAGAGTATCTAATCCACTTACTATATTTGATTCAACAAACATATTATCTAAAAATAATTTATTTGATGAAGACTTAACTGGATCAGGAACAGTTACATACACAGCTAATAAATCTACAGTTAATTTAAATGTAACCACAGCTAGTGGTGATAAAGTTATTAGACAATCTAAAAGAGTAATGACTTATCAACCAGGTAAATCATTATTAAATTTAAATACATTTGTAATGAATGCACAAGAAGAAAATTTAGAACAAAGAGTTGGAATGTTTGATGCAAACAATGGAATATTTTTTGAAGATACAGGAACAGGTTATCAAATTGTAAGAAGAAGTTATACATCTGGTGCATCTGTTGATGATCCAATTGCACAGTCAGCTTGGAACGGAGATAAGTTAGATGGCACAGGAGCTAGTGGTTATACATTAGATCCAACTAAAGCTACTATTTTATTTATGGATTTTGAATGGTTGGGTATGGGTTCGGTTAGAGTTGGTTTTGTAATAGATGGTAAATTTATTGTGGCTCATACATTTTTAAATGCAAATAATTTATCAACTGTTTATATGCAATCTGCAAACTTACCTATTCGATATGAAATAGAAACAACTGGCACTATATCTGGTACAGCGGTACTACAACAAGTGTGTTCAACTACAATGATTGAAGGAGGGTATGCTCCTGGAGGACTTAGACAATCAATAGGGACAGCATCTCTTGGTGGTGTTAATTTAACAACAGCAGGAACTTATTATAACTTAGCAACCATAAGATTAAAATCATCAAGACCTTATGCTGTTATTGTGCCAATAGATATTGCAGCATCAGCTATTTCTAATTCTGATTTTCAAATAGAACTTAGACTAAACGCTACACCATCTACTGCATTTTCATATACAAGTTATTCAGATAATGTAGAATATGATTTAACAGGAACTACAACAATTACAGGTGGGACAATTGTTGGACAAGCATATTTATCTGGTAAAGGTGCAAATAATTTACAGTTTGCACAAGACGGTTTTAATTTTGAGTATCAATTAGGGCAGACAATTTCTGGTACTTCTGATACATTAACACTATGTGCTAAAGGTGCATCAAATGGAGATGACATCTGTGGTACATTAAAATGGGTTGATTTAACATAATGGCAAATATTTATAAAAACGCATTCTTTGCAGGAACAACTACAGCAGCAGTATCTGTTTATACTGCTCCAAGTAATGCAAGAGCTATTATTCAAAATATACAAGTAACCACATCTGGTGGGTCTAAAATTGTACAAGCTAAAATTAATGATAGTTCAGATTCTAATACTTCAAATTTAATTGCGTACGCAAATATATCAGGGCCTACTATTTGTAATATTGCTAAAGGCCCAATTATTTTAGAAGAAAGTGATGCGTTGACTTTAGAGACAAATGACACTACTAATGTAACAGCAGTGTGTTCAATATTAGAAATCTCTAGAGAAGATCAAAATGGCTAAAGCTGAAATTTTTCAAGAAATAATTTTATCAGAAAATTTTATTGATGATGAATTAGATAAAGAAATTATTAATATTCTTTCAATAGAAAAAGAAAAAAATAATGGTGTTGCTCTTTCAAATAAAGGAGGATTCCAAACACAACCCATAAAAAATGAAATTATTTGTAAT